GCGCACGATCAGCGCGGGATTCTCGCTCCACAGAGTTTGGGAAGTGCGCGGGTCGAAAACCTTGTTGCCGCGCACATCAAAGGTGATGGTTGGCAGTCCGGACGGGAAAACGTCCTTGTCGAAAACGAGCCTGAGCACGCAGTACGCAATGCCGCGCCCGTCTGCCGTGTTGGGCCACTCGGTCGGAAACGTCGATGTGAGCGATCCAAGGTTCGTCTGGCTGTCTGTCCCGAGGAACACGGCATATTGCAGCTTGCCCGAGTACTTGGGCTGCACGCCGGTGGTCGTGAGGGAGCCGAAGACCGGGTTGGCGACCGCGATCTCATCGTCAAAATAGATCGCGACCACATCGTCAATGCCGGAACCGTTCTCAGACGCGACACTGATTGCGATCACAACGTACAGGACGTCGCGCTGGCTGGGGTGCAAACGCTGATCTACGATCGGTCCGCCAACGCGCGCAAGCCCGTAGACAATCGGGATCGGTGCGGCCGTCGACGCCGGATTCGAAAGGAGCGCTTCCTGACGCTGAAAAAAACTCTGAAGTGCCTCGATGGCCGCGCCGGTAATGAGGTTGACACCGATAGCGGACAGCCACCCCTGCCCAGTCATGACGCCGCCAACGACGAGGACGACGCCGACGATGAAGCGTCCGACCTTACCCATTCGGATACCTCAACACAACAGCATTGACCGGGATGGGCGCGAAACCGACCCCGGCCCGGACATTGGACACGAGGATCGTGCTGCCGACACAGATGCCGGCGCTTGGCAGGCCGTTCTCGTCAGGTTCGGATTCGATGACAATGTCTCCCTGTTGCAGGAATGCGATCGGTACTTCGACGGCGCCACTCGCACGCAGCACGGCCTCGACACCGCCGGTTGCTTCGTGCACCTGCATTGCCTCGTCCCTGCTCGCATAACGCACGTCATCGAACGTGATGGCGCCGGCGTACATGATCGACACGGCTCCACGGACCAGGGATCCGCAGTCGGTGTCTCCCCACACGAACGACCTGCCGGCCATGCCTCGGGCCCAGCGGAAAAGTTCGGTGTCCCAGTTCTGCACGCGGACCGGCATCAGTCGTCCCCCCACTTCAGCGTCTTCCCTGCGATCGCCGGCACGTTGCGGAAGAATGTATCGCCGATTGTCAGTCCCGCGCGTTTCAGCATGTCATTGTGTGATGTCTCACTGGTGAACACCGGCTGCGCGTGCCGCAGTATCGCGAGCCTGGACTGGACTCGTGTCACGACGGTCACCGTGCCCGCGGATATGTCTGTCGCGCGTTCCTCGGTGATGCGGTAGTCGGACAGCTGGCGGCCGCGGAAAATTTCGATTGGATCCGCGATGATGGTGCCGTTCGCAGCGAGGTGCGCGAGCCAGATTCGCACTTCGTAGCCGCGGAATTGGTTCTGCAGCAACGCCGAAATGATGGTCTGATCCACGCCGGCCAGCGTAAGCTCGACGCCCTGCCCAGCCGGATCAGCGGTTTCCTCCACGCCGGAAAATGCCAGCGTGCCGCCGATGCCTTCCCACGTCTGGGAATTCCAGGCGATGTCGACCGGCGCGGAACATACGCGGATGGTGCCGCCGGATGTGCCGATCTGAAACAGGTAGACGATTTCGCCAGTCTGCGCCGCGACCGCGGCCTGCATGCCTGCCGTGAGGGTCCGCATCTACAGTGCCTCGCGAAAGGTCAGGCTGAGCCCCGTGATCCACTCTCCCGGTCGTGCTGCCGGCAGGTTCGGCGGTGCCGCGATATACGCGTTCAGGGTGCAACCGGTGCGCGTGATCAGTGCATTGTCCGTGGGACTCGAGCCGACCGGAATGATTGGATTGATCGAGAGTGTCGCCTGGCCGCTCCCGTTGCTGTTCGCGTTCGCGGTAATCCGGAACAGCGGCGACAGGCCCGCGATGCGGATCACATCACCGGCAACAACGACATTGGTGACGTTCGGTGTCCAGCCATCAGTCGCGATCGTAGAGCCTGTCTGATTGCCTCCGTTGATGCGCGGTGTGCCGCCGCCGGCGCCGCGGGGCGGCTTCCCGGATCCGCATGTGAGCAGGTGCGTGATGGTGAAGATCTCGGAGCGGTTGTACGCCTCTTCGATGCGCGTGAGAAAGGCGTCGACGCTGGCGCGACCGATCTTCAGGTCACCCCAGACCTCATCCCATTCACGCCCCATGGCGAGCACAGAGCGCAGCTGGTCGCGACCGGTCTGGCCGCGGGAAATAAGGCCGGTCGGCACGCGGAATGGCGTGACGTGCCTGGGCAGGATCGTGCGCGGGAAATCAGCCATCGCCTACCGTCCGACCAGGGCGGCCCGGAAGCCGGTCGATTCACGAGCCGCGTCGGCCACCACCGTCGCGATCGTCGCCTTCTGCGAACGCAGCAGGTCAGCCACGGCGGGCGCGTCAAGTGCGGTGATGTTGAAGTTCACGACCTGGTGCAGAACGACCTGCTGCGCGCCCATCTGCGTGCCGCCGAGTGCATGGTTCGGGATGACCGTCCCGGGCGCACGAGGCACGACGAGCTCGGGGCCGCGTTCGCCCACGACGTAGGCGCGGCCGGGGTCAACCGGCCCACCGTTCGCGGCAAATCCGCCGAAGACCGGATCATTGACAGTCGTACCGCCGGCGCCGCCACCGCTGGTGAGGATCGCGCCCAGCCCTTTCGCGAACAGATCACTCAGCGGATCCGTAATCGTCTTCTGCAGCGTGAGGCGGGCGAGTTCGCGCAGCACGCCGCTGACCAGATTGCTCACAGCGTCGAGTGCCTTTTCGCTGCCCGTGACCCACGCCTCGAACGCAGTCGTCACTTCGTCGGCCATGCGGCCGGCGGCCTGTGAGAGGGCGTCGGCTTCGGCCTGCAGCCGGGCACGTTCCTCGTCCCGCTGTTTCCTGCGCTGCTCCTCTTCCTCCTCGTTCCGCCGTCGCTGCTCCTCGTTCGCGCGATGCAGGGCGATGGCGCGTTCGATATCCGCCTTTGTCGCGCCTTGCTGGGCCAGCGCGTACCGGAGCAGCGCTTCCTCACCCTGCAGCAGCTCGATATTCTGTTCCTGCAATGCCGCGATCGTGCGCTCCACAGACTGGCGATTACGCTCGGCTTCCTTCGCGGCGTCTTCCTCGGCCTTCTTCTTCGCCTCGAGTGCCTGGATCGCATCGAATATTTCCAGCGCCTGCTGGCGCTGTGCCGGGCCGAAGCCCTCCAACTGCAACTGGTACTCGAAGGCGGCGCGCTTGCCCTGCTCGAGCTCCTTGCGCTGGGTTTCAAGGCGGTCGAGCAGTTCCTTCAGTTCCTTCGAGACCGCGGCCGCGCCGGCCTTCTGGGCTGCGGCGCTCTCGGAGGCGGCATCGCTCGCGCGCTGGTGTGCCGCTATGAACGCGCCCTGCAGGATCGTGATCTGCTCGGTGTACAGGGCGGCAGCCTGGCGGCGCTGACGCTCTTCATCCGTCATCGCAGTCGACTTCGACGGTACCTGCAGCCGTGCAAGCCCGTCACGACCGATCTCGACCTTCGGCGTACGTGCGTCCTCGAGTTCCTTGATGCGCCGCATGTTCTCGGCGGCCGCGGCACCGATCTGCTGCATGTGCTGCGCGATGCGATCGGCGTGCGTACGGGCTTCTTCCTCGGTCAAGCCGCTGAATGCGTCGGACAACTCCCTGATTTCTCGGCGGAGGTCACGAGCCCGCTCTGCCGCCTCGTCGGATCGATCACTGAACAGGATGACGCCGGCCGTGAGTGCCGTCAGTCCGCCCAGAAGGAGTCCTAGGGGGCCACCAAGCCCAGCGAACACAGCAGCGATACCGGCGCCGGAGGCGCTCGCGGCGCCGAGTGCGCTCGCCAGGGCCAGAATCCTGCCCGTCATGGTTGCGATGGCGGCACCACCGCCGAGGGCGAGCAGGACCTTCATCGCCTTCACGATCTCGTCGAGGTGCGTGATCATGAGTTCGAGCGCGTCCGCACTGACGCGCACACCCGCAGCCAGGTTCTCGCCGAGTGAACGCGCGTAGTCTTCATTGTGCTGGATCGCGTCCGTGATCTCGAGCGCGAGCTCGTTGATCGCGGCGTTCAGGCCAGCCTCGCCGACTTCCTTCGCTGCGAGTGCCGCCGCGTCCTGCAGGTTGCTGATCGAGCCGACCAGCGTCTTCATCTGCTTGTCCATCGCGCCGGCGAAGTTCGCCTGACTGATACGGCGGAAGCCGTCAACAACGCCTTGGAACGTGCGGTCCATCTGGTACTCAACGCCGCGGAAGGTGACGAACATCTTGTCGCCTTCGGAGCGGATGACCTGGAAGAACCGCTCGCGCAGTTGCGTCGTCTCGCCCATCGCCGCTTTCGCGATCGCCTGGACGAAATCTTCGATGTTGCCGCCCATCGCGGACGCGAAGTTACCCAGATCGCGCAGCATGTCCTTCGTCGGCTCGATGCCGACCGCCTGCAGCGTCGTGAACGCAGACGTGAGGCCTTGCACCGCGAACGGTGTCTCGACCGCGAATTCTGTGATCAGGTTGAAGGCAGCTTCAGCGCCGCGCGCAGAACCAGTGATCGATTCGAGGCGCGCCTCGAGCTGTTGAAAGGCGACGTTTGTATCGAAGATGAATCGGCTGGCGGTACGCGCGGCCGCGAACGCACCGAACGCCGCGGCCGCACCGGCCGCAAACTTGAGGAAGTCACGCTCCGCACCTTTCGCCGTGCGGCCGGCACGATCGACCTGCTCTTCCAAGGCGTTGATGCGGCGTTCCGCCTGCTCAATCGCCCGGATCATGAGCCGGGTATCGAGCTCTATGCCGGTGGCGACAAGGTTATCGGCCATTACTCCTCAACGGTTCTGTTCTCGGCTCGGCGCTCCTCACGCAGTTCGAAAAACGCCCACCACAGCGGAAACTCCCAATCCGGGACCTCGAAGATCTCCGAGATCGACTTCCCGAGTACTTCGGCCAGCGCTACTCGGGAGTGGAGCTCGGGGTCGTCTCGGAGCCGCCTTTTCCCTCTTCGACCGTCTGCGGCATGTCGGGCACGCCGGCGAGGAACATCACGCCGACGAGCTGGTCGAGAATGGCCGAGCTCGCAGTCTCGATCAGCAGATCAACGTCACCGAGGTCGAATGCCTTGGTGCCGTCCTCGAGCTCGGCGACTGACACGAGGAGCGTCACCCATTCCCGCCGCTTCCAGACTTCTGACGGCACGTCCTTCGGCTTTTCGCCCATGTGGGCCGCCACCGCGTTTCGTGCGGCGTACGTCATCGGCGGGAAGTAAAGCGTCATGTCCCACTCCTTCACGGTGTGGGACTTTCGCAGGTTGCGCTGCGCGGCGCGGATCCGATCGATCGGGCGGGGGCTGCGGTCCGGATTCATGATTGGTCCATGGGGATTACCAGTTCAGAGCGAGGGCGCCATCGCCCTCGAACGTGAATACGACCTCTACGTGCGCGCCGCGCTGTGCACGCACCGCCGCGGTCGCGGCAGCTGCGTGCCCGTAGAACTCCTTATTGGCGGCCGCGGTGAGGATCAGGCCGAGCTCGCCGATATCATTGTTCTGGCGAACCTCGTCGATGATCTTCGCGTGACGAGCGTCCCCGTAGTCGAACAGCGCCGTCACGGATGCCGTGAACATCGGTTCATCCAGATCGACCCGTCTGGCAGGATCTCCCATGCAGGTCGCATCGATGATGGGGCGCGACGGCGTCGCTTCCCACGCTCTCACCTGGGCGACAGCATTCGACGTGAACGTAATTGCCGCGTTGTCAGCCCAGCCGGCGCCGGGCACGATCCCGGGCGTGAACTCGATTGCGGCGGCATTGCCGGTGATCAGCACGTCCTGCGTGATCGTGTAGACCTGGCCGTGCCCGGCGACGGTGAAGGTGTCACCCTTCAGGATCACGCCGCTCAGGCTCGCGCCGTCGATATTCGCGGTCGTGGCACCCTGCGGCCGCGCGCCATTGACCAGCGGGTTGCCGCGGACAATCCCGCCGAGCGCGACCGCACCCTTGGAGCCGCGGAACTTGGCCATGGTCTACACCCACGCCATCGTGATCGCGCCGTCCGTCTCGAACGAGATCGAGGCGGTCACGTGCTGCCCGAGCTGCGCAGTGATCGGCGCCGACGTCGGCACGATGTTGCACGTGATGGTCTTGCCGGTCGAGACCTGGAACACGGCCGCGAGCGGCGTCACGTCATCATTCGTGAACAGCGGGTTCAGCAAGGCCGCCTGCGCCGTCGCGTTCGCCGGATCCAGAATCACCGTGAGCGTGCCGGTGCCGCCCGGGATGTCGAGGTCGGTCCGCTTCCCGGAATCGCCCATCGTCGTGCCATCGATCACGGGGCGCGACGGCGTGAACTCCCAGGACGTCAGCTGCAGCACCTGGTTGCCGCCGATCGTCACGCTGCCTTTGCTGCCACGGAATTTCGCCATTTCAGATCGTCTCCTCTAACGTGAATGGCACGTCTATCACTCGTTGCTCCCAGCCGTCGTTCTCGACGGCCGGCGGGCCCGGCTTCGGTCCGCTTGGCGCGCCGAACCGAAGGCTCCCCACATCCATCCGATCGAACATCGACCGGATCAGACTGCACAACTGCTCAAGCTCACCCTCGCCTGCTCCGCCAGGCACGAACACCGCGACCGAGAGCACGCCGATAATCTCGTTCTCTCCGACACCCGCATCGCCGATCGTGAGTTCGAAGGCATCGCCCCACAGGATCGAAACCCGAACCCACTCGAAGCGATTGTTTGCTTCGTCGGGATCCGGCGGGTTGAACAACGTTCCACCGAACTGCACCCGGCGGTTGAACTCGTCCAGGTCGTAGCCGCGCAGGGACATCCACTGCGCCTTGAACCGGTCACGAATCGCACCGGCTGCCGCGTTCAGGTCTGCACTCACTTACAGATCACCCGCGGCGATCTTCGCCGCCACGCGCTGCGCGATCGGCCGCATCTCGGCGGCCGTCACTTTCACCATTCCCTGCGGCGCCTGGCGCGAATACCCGTCCTCGAGGCGCGGGATGTATGGCAGCGAATTCGTCAGATACAGCACGTCGCCTGCGCGCATCCGCGCGATCACCGTCAACCCCACGGTCTTCCGCGCCTCGACGTCCTTGCTCGTCCGGGATTCGTCGATG